TCATAATGGCGTTGTCCCAGCCGGACGCGGCCAGCAGGTCACGGAGCTGTTCCGGTGTCCGCCGGTCACGGCTCACGTAGTAGGCGAACCGCCCATCCTTGGTGCCGATGGCCGTTCGCGGGGCTTTGTACTTCATGTCCGCCCCGCAGTGGATAGGGCTGATCTTCTTGCCGTCGATGATGAGGTGAACGCACTCCATGTAGTTTGCGTCGCTGTTGGGCACGGTTTTCACGCCGAAGTCCGCCGGGGTGTTCCAGCTGATGGCCCACGCCCGGTATGCCGGGGCTTTGTAAACCTTCCCATCTGCTTTCAGGTGGCAGGCGGGCTGCTGGTTCCGCAGGAAAATGGAGCCATTGCAGATAGCGTCCCCGCCAGCCTCCGCCAGCATCTTTTTCAGGTTGGCCGTGGTGGAGCAGAGACGCCGCCGATTGAAATAGATTTTCAAAAATTGGAGGTCGGAGAGCGGGACAGTGCCCGCTCTCGTCGTCATGTCCCGGCCTCCTGCTTGCCCTCGTCGCTGGCCTGCCGGATGGCGTCCAGCATATTCTTCACAAAGGCCGGGTAGGGAACGCCCATAATGGCCGTGTTCTCTAAAATACTCAATCCCTCATTGGCGATGAAGAACATACAAACCGCGTCTCTCACAAAGTCGCTGGATGTAGCTTGGTCTAACAGCGCCCCCATCCAGACAAGCGCCAGTTCTACGCACTTCTTCGCAAGACCCTTGAAGCCTGCATCGGAACTCAGCGCCCCGGTGCTGCTCTTCCCGGACTTGTGCCAGATCGCCGCCACCAGCCAGCCCGTGGCGTAATCCAGCACCATAAAGCAGATCAGCACTTTCAGCGCCATATCCAAGCCGCCCAAAGCCTGCGCGATGACGGAGCCGGTTGTTGCCAGCGCCGCCAGAATCAGATTTTTAATATGTACTGCGTTCATAGCTTTTGCCCTCCCTGCGCAGTGCTTCAGCGGTTCACCCGCACGGCCTTTACCGGGTTTCCGTTGGCGTTGTAGGTCACCTCATAGCGGCCCTCGGCAACGGTCACGGTCATGGTCTGGCCCGCCAGCTCCGGCTTGTACCGCATGATGTCACAAAGATGCTTCACGTCCTCCGGCTCGGTCTCTGCGGGGATGAAGCCCTCAGCCATTTCTTTCTCAGACCAACCGGCGATACCACCGTCGGGGTTTAAATGGAAGTTGGCACCGGCCTCCTTCAGCTTGGTGTTGATAACCTCGATGCTCTCGCCGTTCTTCTTGCCCTCGTTGATGATGCTCTCGTAGATCTTTTCCATGGTATGTACCCCTTTCAAATTTACGGTTGATTATTCAACCGGTTTCAACTGTTCGGTTGATTATTCAACCGGTTTCAACTGTTCGGTTGATTATTCAACCGGTTTCATTTGTATCTGTGGGTCCTGCCGGAGGATTAAACCTCCGGCTTTTTCTCGCCCAAAATTTCCTCCGCCTCGGCCTCGGTGATAACGCCTTTTTTCACGGCGCTGCGCACCATATCCTCCGTCCAGAGGCCCTGCGCGTACCATTTTGCGATTTTGTCTCTCATATCAGCCCTCCAAAAGTGTGCCGGTCATCATGGCGGTGTAGGCGCTCTGCGCCTCGATGCGGTCAAGCTGGGTCGGCTCCGGCGTTGGCTCAGGCTCTGGCTCCGGCACCGTCCCGGCAGTCATCTTGACCACAACATTGCCCTCCACCTCGATGTCCACAAACGGGAACGTCTCCGGAATTTTCATCTCCGCCGGTATCTTCGCCCAGCCGGGAGGCGGAGCCTTAATTGCGCTGGAGGTCTGGTTGTTGTGTGCGCCGTTTTCCAGCGCCGCGATCTCAATAATCTGCATTTAACCCTCCTTATTCATCCTTGTAAACAAGCAAATAACGGTATGTTGTGCCAGATGCATTAAGCACAAAATACGCTGTGCTATGGGAAACAGACGTCAAAGTAAACTCAGTATCTGTTAAAGCAGATACTCGCAAGCCACCATCTTGCGTTGCCACATTAACGCGGGAAAAAAAGATGGACGGGAAATAATAGTTGTCCGCAACGGAAATATATTCGGGGAGTAATCCAAAAGCATACTCAGGAAGTCCATCTTTGTCACTCATGGACTTAAAAATCAAGAAAAACTTTGGCTTGCCATTTGTTTTTAACGTCAGCGTAGTTGCGCCAGTCCCCGTATACGTCCCGATCTCGATACTTGCCGCCCCCGCAATTTGCTTTAATGGGATATTGACCATATTTCCCAGCACATCTACAAGCCCCGGCTCGTCCTTAAATGTGGTGTCGGGGGTGTAATAAATTAAGAGTCTGGCAACCGTGGCCTGATTGTGGAAAACAAACACCCCGTTGCCATAAGCCATGCTGCCGGATTGGGCCGCAACACCGTCATTGACAAAGCTCTCAAAATTTAAGCCATCAAGCGCTACATAAGTGCTTGTGCTGTACTTGATGAGTACGCAATTATCGCTATAAGCAATCTGTTGCGTAACAGTTGTACTGTTAAGATAAGTTGGCGATGATGTTTCCCAATTTCGCAGATCATCGCTCTGCATAACCACAAACGCAGAATACACAAAATATTTGCCCTTAAATCTTATAAGCGACGCATCGCTAACTGCGGCCGTTGATGTCTCCGCACTAAAAACCGTGTCAAAACTGTTTGCAGTAAGTCTTACAACAGATACGGTCTTGTTGACTGAGGTCGCAATATAAAATCCGTCAGGGCCATCTATGCCATTGGCTCCGGAATTTAGGTAGTATGTAGCTCCGCCAAGGCTATACGGATTGCTCCACGTTATCAGGTCATCGCTTAAATAGGTTTTGCCTTGCGCCTCGATGACAATAAATTTTTGCAAAAAAACGCTGTAAAAAACGGAATATGCCATGTAAGTGGTTGTAAGCTCGGACACTTTTTCCCACGTCTCCAAATCTGCGGAGGAGTAAAACACTACGCTTGGCGTAGGGCGCGTGGCCATGAGATAATACACGCCATTGACATATAGCAGCTTATGGACGCCGCTATAAGCGCCGCTGACCTCAGGCGGCACCTTAAATTGTGTCCACGTTTTTCCGTCCTGAGATTTTATGCCATAAACCGCGTTGGCCTCAGTCGGGAAAGAAAAAAACATACCGTTTACAAATTGGATAAGCTGGTAGACATTTACAGACGTAACACTACCAGTGGCGCTCCCCTTTTGCCAATTCTGTCCCGCGTACACATCTACAACCGGATAGGTGCCCTCCAATACGCTCTTGCTCAGCACGTCCAGCACCTCATCCGGCACAGCGCTGGTGTCCTTGCCAAACTTGGCAGCCGTGGCGTCCTTAAGCAGCGTTGCCTTGTTTAGCGGCGTCCCCTCCTGCGTGGGCTGGTCGGCTCGGGCCATATCAAAGGTGTTTTCCTGTCCGGCCACTGGGGTCAGCGTCACCCGCCCCGGGTAAAGTGGTACTCTGTCTTGCATATTGTCTCCTTTCAGGTCTCTCCGGCGTAGAGGTCGCCGGAGAAAAACCACGCCTGCTCCATGTTGGTAATAAGGGTATTAAGGTCCTGCAAAATGCGCTCAATGTCGTTGGCCTTGAGGTAGTCTAAAAACCGCATGGTTTCCGGCGTCTTCGGCGTGGACGCCATTATGGCGATGACTGCCCGCAGATTGGCGATATTGAGCCGGTATGTCTCCATCTGGCTTGCAGTCGGCGTGTCCGATTTGGACCAGTCCGCCTTTGGGCTGACCTCCACGGCGTAACCGTAGCCGGTAAACCGCCCCGCGATGGACTCCACGGCCTCACCCACACGGTTAAGGTCTGTGGCGTTATAATAGCCCTTGTCAGTGCCGGTCATTACATCGTCCAGCGTCCGGTCCGTTATGAGTGTGCTAAAATCAAAAGCCATAGCCCCTCCGTGGTCCGAATCGGACCTCACTTATCGTAATACACAATGACGCACCCGGCGGAGCCGTTAGACCCGTTGGTCCCCTCTCCCGGCTCCACGTCAATGACCCACCGGCTCCCCGCTGGGCTACCGTCCGCGTGGTACTGCTTCTCCCGGTGCCGTGCGCCCGCTGTGCCGCCGGTTTCCTTGGCTCCGCCCTCGCCGTACCCCGGCCGGGGGGATGGCACAGCGCTCCGCCCGTAGCTCTCGCCGCTCCGCACGTCCGTGTAGCCGTTGGCGTAGCGCGTCATGATTTGACCTCCGCTTTGTAGACAACGGTGTTGGAAAGCGTGATGTCCATTTTGTTCAGGTTCCCGGTCAGCAGCGTTCCCCACGGGGTGTAAATGCTGACGCAATCGCCCAGCTTTTCACCGTCATAAACGATTTTTGCGGAGATTGCATCGCGGCGCTGGTAATAGTCATAGACGCGCTGCGCCGCCGCTTGCCCGATGTCTGTTGAAACCAACGTTGCGTCTTTAATTTCCTTGACATTAACCTTGTCCGTGGCGATAACATCGGGATTGCTCACGGAGTACACCGTTTTAGTGTCGGTGTATTTCTGGCCGTTGATTTCCACGTCCCCGCTGCTGCTTGCGGCGTAAGTGTGCGCCACAACGGAAACTTTGGTCACAACGGAAGATGTCTTGACGCTTGCGCCGGTAAATGTCCTGTCCTGCGGGATTGTCTCCGCAGCAGACGGAAGATTAAATACCCGGATAACCTCGCCACCGTCTGTGGCAAGACACACGCCCCATGCGAAAATGACGTGCTGTATGGCGGAGCGGCTTGTGCCGGACTGGATAACGCCCTTTAGCGTTGCGCCCGTTACACCGTCTGCATATTCCACCGTAAACGGCGCACAGAGCGTTTCCAGCAGCGTCTTTGCGCTGATGCCGGATAGATACGCACCGCCAGAAAATGGCGTATCATCCAGCACGCCTAAAGCGTCCTTGCAGTCGATTTTGTATACCCGGTCGCTCTTGCGGTCGCTACCGTCAATGTAGTACACGCCCAGCGTCTTACCGTTGTTCTGTACTTCTACCGGCTGTTTGAGCTGGAACAGGTAATCCACATCTTCCAAACTGTCCAATGTCCATTTGAATGTGGAAATCGGAAGCTCAATCGCGCCCTCGTTCATCTGGTTTGTAATGGACGCTGCCCGCAGCTCATTCATGCCAAACGTGCGTGTTACACCAAACACAATACGGTCCAGCTTTGCCCTGCGGAGCGGCACAGAGGTCTTTTCAATGGTCAGCACGATTTTGTCATAGCTTTCCACGCGTTTAGAGCAAAAATAGTTGACCGCGTTCGGCTGATATTCCTGCTCCGCTTTTAGCGTTGTCCCCTGATACCATTGCAATTTGACCTGAGAGCAATATTCGCCGGTCGATTCTTCACCGATGAGGCTGACGCCCATGCTGGAAAACTGTTTGGAAAATGTAATGGTAATGACCGGGTTCGCTGTAAACGTGCCATCTGCTCCGGAAATATCCGTTGACCAAAACGCAATCACGCTTTCTTCCAAAAATCGGTCAAATGTCCCGTCCAACGCCCAGCGGTTATGTTCCAGCGTGATGATTTTGCCCGGTGATACGCCGGGAGGGAGCTTTTGCAGAACGCTTTCCGACATAGCGCCGGTTGCCGCTACTGTGGCGTTTTCTTCAGCGCCTACCGCAACATCGCGGTAAATGACTTTTGTTTTTGCCATGCGTCACCTCACGGCTTCACTTGCGCGTCCATGGGGATAAAATTCACTTCGATTTCGCCCCAATAATTCACACCATCTTCAGCCTTTTCGATGTCCTGCGAGGCGCTGGTGTAATACGCCTCATAGGAAATCGTGGTCTGTCCATCCGCCGCCTCCAACATTACGGAATCATCTACACTGTGCTGGAAAAGGTACTCCCAAAATTCATCCAGCCCTGCGTAGTTATCCCCCCGCCGAAACACTGTGATTTTATGACCGAGGTACGAGCCTATAACGTCTCGTACCATTCGCCCGGTCATCACACGCCCCGCATTTTCACCGTCAAGGACGTTAAAATATCGGTTGTATTTGGAGATTGCCACATCGGCGTCAAATACCTTGCCATTCAGTTTAATGTAACTCACATTACACCTCCGCCAGATTGACGCCAATACGGTTGCTTTCGGACTTGTTCAGGCGGTACACAATGCGGCCCAGCGCCTCATCATCCAGCATCAATACAGCTTCACTCTGCCCGCCATAGCCACCCTCAGAGAGCGCCTGACGGAACGCCTGAACCATTGTGCTGAGAGGCGTCTCAATGTTCGTCCCCTGCTTTTGGTCTCCCAGCACCGCCAAGAACTCCCTGTTCGGGGGAATGACTGCGCCGGTAGCCAGCTTCGGCAGCGGGATTGTGGGAACATTGATGTGGCCTACATGGTGATAAAATGTCCCCGTCAGCTCCGCAAGGCTGTTTGCCGCGTCTACCAGCTCATTAAGCGCGTCAATCGCATTGTTCACGCCCTGCTGCAACGTGGTCAGGATATTGTTCCACTTGATTGTGAACGTCCGTCCCATGAGAGACCAGAAATTCGTCCACAGCTCAGAAAACGTTGTGCGGAACTGCGAAAAGCCTAACAGGAAATTTGTCTGCCATGTGTTGAACGAAACATCGAGGCTGTCAAGCAGCGTTTGGAACACCTGAAGCACAAGGCCCTGACTTTCGGTAATGCCGTTTGCCATGCCTTGCATGAGGTAATCGCCCATTTGCGCCGTTTCGGTGGAGGGGGAATGAATACCGAGAACATCTTTCAGCTTGTCAATGATGCCGGTTCCCCAATTCTGGATAGTGTCTTTTGCTCTGCTTAGACCACCCAGAACAGAATTGCTCCACCAATTTTTAATCTGCTCCCAGCTTGTTTTCAGTGCATCAAGCATTGCGTTCCAGTTTGGCTTGATTGCAACGGCCAATCCGGCAGAACCGGCCAAAAGCAGGCCAAGGCCCAACGGAATACCGGCTCCGCTAAACAGCAGGATTGCACCAAGTACAAGCAGCGCAGAGCTTACAAACGCTGTCACAGCGCCAATAGGGCCGCGCATTAGCTCTTGTACGGTATTCCAGTTTGCCGCTACAGCCGTTGCAAGGCCGATTGCGCCGACAATTATCATACCGATACCAAGTCCAATGTTGGCCCCGGAAAACGTCAAGATTGCGCCAATCACAAGCAGTGCGCCGGATATTAGCGCGGTAATTGCTCCAATGGGGCCTTCCAACAGTGACTTAATTGTGTCCCAATTCGCCGCAATGGTTGCCGCCATGCCAAGCGCACCAACAACCATAAGGCCAAGGCCAAGGCCGATATTTGCGCCAGAAAACAGCAGGATTACGCCGATTTCAAGCAGCGCGACACTCAACAGCGCCGTTAATACGCCAAGCGGGCCTTGCAGCAGTGCCTTGATTGTGTCCCAATTTGCAGCGATTACAGTTGCTAACCCAATCGCACCGGCAATCATTAAACCCAAACCTACCGGGATATTGGCCCCGGAGAAGACAAGCAGTGCACCGATGACAAGCAGCGCCCCCGATACAAGCGCAACAACCGCGCCTAACGAGCCTTGCAATAGCTCTTTGATTGCTTCCCAATTTGTAGTAACTGCGCCCCAAATTGCCAATGCGCCCAGCGCCATTAAGCCAATGCCAAGCGGGATATTAACGCCGGAAAACGTCAGGATTGCGCCCAGCGCCAAAAGCGCCGCACCGGCAAACAGCGAAACAATCGCGCTGAGTTGGTCATTGATGCTTGACGCAAAATTGGGAGCTGCTGACCCTGCGCCCCCGGAATTATCGCCGGAGATTTTATTGATTTCATCAAACGATGCAAGGGACTTGCTTGCCTTTTTAGCCGCTCCGCCCACACCTTTTAATGCGTTTTGCTCGTCATATAGATTTTCGGCGGCTTGTGCGCTTTCTTCAACTGTTGTGCCGAAAATCATAGATACAAGCTGAGATACAGCATTAACTACGCGGGTAATCACGTTGACCAACAGCGTAAATGCTGGTATAATCAATTTTAGAATAGGCTGTGCAAGTGTCCGCAGCGCCCCTTTGAGCTTTGCAATGGAGGCCATTGCTTCATCATTGGTCTGGATTGCGCTCCAAACATAATCTTTCAGGGACCGCAGCGCCTTTGTGATTAAAGTAAACACAAACACGCGCCGCGCAAGGCCCTTAATGCGGTTAATGAATTTTTGTATGCGCTTATCCGCTTCTTCAGCCGCATCAGACATATTATTTGTTTCTTCTGTTGCGCCCGCTAATTGTGCGGACAAATCTCCCGCTCTATCGCTCATTCGTTCAAGGTTTCGGGTATCTTTGGCAATGGACGCGTCCATGGTCTCAACCTTTTTTTGCACACCGTCCCATTCCTTTTGTAATGATGCTACAGTCTGCTCCTGCTCTTTTAATGCGGCAGATGAAACAAATTCGTTGCCGCTTTGCATTTCTGCGAGCTTTGCTTTTGCGGCGTCAAGGTTTGCGGCAAGCTGCTTTGACTGTTCCACCAGCGGCATTCTCTGCTGTTTCTTGTCGCTGATTTTATCGTTAAGCGTATCGATTTTTTTAGTCAGCCGGTTTAATTCAGTTTGGGCCTCTTTATCGTCGATTTCGGCTTTAATAATAAGAGAGCCATCCGCCATAAAATCACCGCCTTACTTTTGCTAAAATATAAAACTAAATTTGGGAGGGTGTATCATGATAAACTTTAACAAGAACTCTGTTTGGAACTTAAAACCGATTGATGTTTCTGCCGTTCGTTCAGAAGTTACGGGGCTTCTCGTATCCGGCGAAGAAATTGTGTGCGCCTTTAAAACCATTCGGGACCAGCTTGTTTTTACAAACAAGCGCATCATTTCCATTGATGTTCAAGGCATTACCGGCACAAAGAAATCATTTTCTTCTTTGCCATATTCAAAAGTCCAGTTCTTTGCAATTCAGACCCCCGGCATTATGGAAATGGTCCCTGACGCTGAACTGTTTTTAATGTTTTCCAGCGGTTTTACGGCAACATTTGAGTTCAAAGGCAACGTTGATATTGCCGAAATCGGAAGGATGATTTCAAATTACGTTCTTGCATAACTCCGCCGCCCTCATAAGAGGGCGGTTTTTTATACCCACTTGCTGATAATGTCCTCGTCCTGCGCGGAATACTGCTTCTTAAAATCAATCAAATTGCGGTTCTGCTTGTAAAATTCTTGCTCCGCTTTATCCAGCTTTTTACCCTTCGCTTTCTTACTGCGAATGCTGACAACCTGAGAAAATGTACATTCCCCGATTTCCTGATACGCTGAAATAAACGTAAACCAATGCACCTTTTCGGCGCGGACTTCCTTGTTTAGCACCCGGTTAATGGGCGCGACAATCAACGGGAAATCCTGATGCCAGTCCATTAGCTTAGGCCCGCGTTTCTCTGCCAGCTGTTCTTCTCCGCAGTTCATGAACTTAACGCACTGCCTTATGGCTTCTTCATAATCGCTCTGCGGCATTTCTGAAAAGGCCGGGTAAAAAATGTCAAGCATTGCTTCAGCCTTGTCCTGCTCCGTCAAATTCGGGTCAGAAAGGGCCTCAAAGATTGTCAGGATGTCCCGATAATCTGAGCGGATTTCGTATTCCGTTCCGTTGACCTCTACAGAGGTCGGCAGGTCGAAAATCATTTGTGATACTTCTTAGTGTACTTGCTAATGCGGGGATTGGTTGCTTTGCTTTCGCGGGCAAAGGTGGTGTCCACTTCATCCATGATAGAGAGCATCAGGTTCGCCCACGCCGGCAGACCGTCCGCCAGCGCGTACACGTTCATTTCGCCAAACAGGGCCGTGCAGATATCAAAGCCGAACACGTCATTGATGATGTCGCGCATTTCCTCATCCATTTTGCGGGCCGTTTCAAACACTTCCCGCTTATTGGCGGTCTTTTCAACCTCTGCCTTATATGCGTCCTGTTTCTTATCGAGGGTATCGAAAGCGTTAAACAGCTTTTCCACAAAGCCGCTGTCGGTCGGGTTAAACGAAAACTGGCAGCTCCCGTTGATGTTGTAAGTAACTAAGCCAGTATCAACAATAAGGTCTTTCATAGTTCCTCCAAATTGGGGCGGGTCTTTGCCCGCCCCTTTTGTTTTTAGGTATCAGCCGTAAACTCGATTGCGCCGCCGCTGCCCTTGCTGATGGTGCCGGTCTCACGCTCGCCGCCGTATGTGACCTCAATATCACTTGCCAGCATATCGCCGCCAGCGCCGCCGTTGGTGGTCAGCAGCACGGAAGAAGATTTCCAGCGCTCCGCAAAAGGCTTGCCCTCCGTGTCTGTCAGATACAAGTGTGCAATAAGGATGTCCTGATTGAGCGCTTCGGAGATGCTGCGCCGCACGATTGCCATATCAAGGATATGGTTCAGGACCGCATCACCGGCAATCAGGTTATTGCCGGAAAACGTCTGCGTTGCGGTGGGGGTCTTTGCGGTTACATGGGTCTCGCCCAAAATGTCCGTTTTGGTCTCCTGAGAATAGTCATATTCCACGGAGCTGTCTTCGACTGTACGGCCCATAGGAGACCACACAGGGGCGGAACTCGTGCCGGTGTTCAGATACGCAATCATTAAGTCACGGGCTGCGCTCTCACCGGTATTGCCCTTGATTGTATATTTTGCTGCCATTTAAACATTCACCTCGTATGTCAGTTTTAGAGGTACATAGTAGTCCTCGTATTGGTCAGACGTTGCGCCCAAATATGACGCAAATGCCGATGCTTCAATGCGGATTGCCCGCCTGTTTTCGCCAATATCCGGGCGCTGTGTCTGCGCCCAATCTGCAAATTTGTTCAGCAGCTCCACCGCTTGCAGGCGTTTATCATCACTGGTTCCGGGCGGCGAAATCTGGTAATGGATTTCAAAGGAGTATTCGGCTTGATATCCGCCGCAAATGTACTTTTTCGTGATGGTCGCGCCTTTTACTGAAGAAAGGGCCATTCCTACCGTCTTTGCCGCAAAATACTCGTACTTGATAAGCACAATATCGTCCGGCAAATCGGGGAATTGATTGGCCCAAATCATCATCAAGCGGTCAAGGTCTGCCTTTTCGCTGCTTGATGCCAGCGTTACGGGTTTGTTATTTAAGCTCACGTTTCACCGCCTTTTCCGCTACACGCAGCCACTTTTCAATGTTTTGCGCCTTGGATGCCTCAAACCAGTGAGAGCAAGTGCCGGGTCTGTGGAAAATCAAATCTTTTTCCGGTACTGCCGGAACTTTTGTCGCTCCTTTTCGTGCAAACGAGCTTTTTGTAAGCGGGTCAACATAGAGCTTGCCGTAGTACAAATACCGGGCATACGGACCGGGATAAATGATTTCATTCCCCGTGACCCTTGTACGTGCTCTTAAAGACCCGGTTAGCATGGGTACAAACGGGGCTGTGTCCTTTTCTACCTGCATAGCCAGCGTGTGTTCTGCGCGGCTACAACTATTCGCAACGGCCTCTCCAATGGCCTTTATTCCGTCAGTGTGAACAGTGAATTTAAGGGCCATATTAGACGCCCCCAACTTGCCAATGCTGCATATCCGCGCTGCCAAAGTCTTTCATGTCAACCTTTGTGACCGTGTAGCAATCGTCCTGTGAAAACACAGTATTTTCTTTGTCACTGACAAATTCGCCTTTCACAAAAAACGTTGTCCCGCCGTTTCCATCGATTGAAAGCGTCCACAGCCCGGTTTTATCTTCTGCGCTGTAAAACGCTTGCGGGCCTGCGTAAGTCTTTGGCTTGCCGGTAAATCCGTCCACAGCTTCCACAGAGAACGGAATATATAGGTCAACCGCGTCTGCACCCTCTAAGCCGCTTTCCCGCACATTGACCGCTTTAGACGCTTGCAGCATGACGCCCCGAAGAATGGTCACGTATAGATTTTCAACGGGCTTAAACGTTGTGGGGTCGGTCTCACTAACTGAGTTGTAAATCGTTACAGTGTGGGGGGTGTACATCTGCAACCTCCTCTGTAAAGCAAACCGGTATAGGAAAGATATTCATTGCACGTTTCCGCCAGCAGCTTTCTTGCGCTGTCCGTGGTAGTCAAGGCAGACAGGGCGCTTTCACCGCCTGTGGAAAGAGTGCGGGAATAACTGCCTACCGTTTCGCTTTTGACCTCCGCGTCCGTTGCCGCCGCATCCGAAAGGCGCTTGTTCGCCAGCTCGTTTGCTTTTTCAATGACCGCGTATTTGTCAACCAGCGCACAGCAGCACATTTTGACCTCATCCATATTGGCGTTGTCTTTCGCCCGGTTCTGCGTGTAGTAATTGAGAAAGGAGCTGGCCCGCACAACAAGACGCGGAAAATCTTTTTCACTCACAGCCCCCATATAGGTTCCGAAGTAATATCCGTAATCAGCGTATGTCATACGAGTCAGCTCCTTTTATCAGTCGGAAACCGTAACGGCTGCGGTGCCGGTCTTAGTTCCGTCCTGCTTAGACTTGGCAGTAACGGTAATGCTGCTCTTAGTTTCGGCAGCGTCAACAGTCAACACGCCATCTTCCGTGATGGTGGACTTAGTGCCGTTCTGGCTCCACTCGACTTCACCGTTGATAATGCCCTCACCGGTAACAGCCGCTTTAAACGCCTGAGTCTCGCCCTTTGCAAGCGTTGCCGTGGCGGGGGTAATGGTTACGGTGGAAATGTCGCCGCCCTTGCCGTACACGGAGAACGGGAACGGATTGGCCTTGTCTGCGTTGTAAGCGTTGATGGGGTTTGCAATTTCCCAGCCCAACCGCATAACGGCACGCAGCGCGACCATATCGTTCTGCATGAGGTTGTAGGTAATGGCCTTGGTAGTCGGGTCCTGAATGACGCCCTCAGAGAAAATCTTGAAAGTCATGTCCTGCCGGATGGCATAAACAAGCTGACTCCAATCGCCGACAATCATTTGTGCCTGCGTGGGGTCAAATGCGCCGTTCATGGGGAAGTACATATCCATGCCATCAAGGCCGTAGCGGGTAGCACCCTGCATATCGCTCTTGAAAATGGGCTGGCCGGTAGTGTCCTTCAGGCCACGCAGCTTGCCGCGCATCTGGATAGCGGACATAACGCCGTTGGGGTTAAATCCGTCCAGCTCAACCTTGGCAATCAGGCCGCCCTCGCCCATGATGTCGCTATAAACATCGGAGCTAATGGGGACGCCATTACCAGCGGCAACCGCAGCAGGCACAACGCCGGTGCGCCACGTGCTGGGCTTATTGGTGCCAAACAGGATGGCCGCGTCAATGACCTTGCCGAATGCCTCGGTCAGACGGGGCTTAACCTCGCCCCAGATGTCATAATCTGCATCGTCCAGAGCCGCTTCAGGAATGGGGACAATAACGGCGATTTCCTCGGCGTACAGTTTCTTCTTGTCCCACGCCATCTTCGTAGTCTGCTTAAACGCATCATTTGCGCCGCTGTCGGTGGCTTCGCCGTTGACAAAGTACGCAGAGGGCAGAGCATCAAGCACGTTGATGGTCTGCGTCTTGCTGGACATATTTGCCAATCTGCGGCCCATCCGCAAAACAGCAGACTCAGCGATAGCGCCCTGCATGATCTCACGGGTTACGGGTTCCGGGATAAGGCCGGAAAGTGCGGTACGGTCCAAACTTGCCATTTGTAACTCTCCTTTTTACTTCAGTGCGCCGCGAATGAGGCTATTCATCGCGGCATTTGTGTCAGATTTCTTTTCACCGCCGCCTGCCGGTGCAGACCAATCAAACTTGACCTTTTGGCGGTTTTCTGTGAGCTTATCCACGGCCTGTTCAAAAGTGGTTTTGTCATCCACCATCTTCAGCGCCTTAAATGCGATAAACTCCGCATCGTCCCCGGTCAGTCCCTTGCTCAAAACGTACTTGTCGCGCTTCATTTGCTCGATTTCAGCCTGCGCGGCAGTAAGGGCAGCTTTATTGTCCGCAAACTCTTTGTCGCGTTTCGCCTGACGCTCTTGCTCGGTCTGCTGGCTGTCTTTCCATGTGCGGTATGCGGTGATTTCTTCCTCGCTGGGAATGCCCTTCATTGCTTTTGCAAGCCGTTTGCCAATCATGGCGTCCACTTCTTCCTGCGTGAAGGTCTTTGCAGGAGGAGTCTCCGGCGCGGGAGCCGGGTTTGGATTGGGATTAGGGGTAGGTTCGCTCATGCTTTTTACCTCCGTTTATTTTCTGGGCCGTCGCCCAGCGGTTTAACGCCTCTCGGCAAGTTTTGGCAAAATAAAAGAGCCAACCACCGAGAAAATCTCAGTAGTTGGCTCATCGTGCCACTTCCACGCGCTCTATTGCGCTGTGTGTAATATTTACTTGCTATTATTTTACCATATCAAGGCTTAAAAGTAAGGCTAATTCTGCTTTTTTATGTCTTTCGCCTCAATAATTTGCGCCTTTACATTTCCGTCTTTCATCTGCTTTAGCTGTACACGGCAACCGGCAGAAAGGGCCTTTTCGATTGCTGCTTTTAGCTTGTCATCAATCATACTGAACCTTTGTCCTTTCCCGTTGTTCTGGCAATCCAGCCGCCTTGCTGAAAGCCTTGTATTTGGCGTTCAGGCGGCGTAATTTGGCGTTTGCTGTGATACGCGCATCTTCCTGCCCGCTTGCTTTGTACGCTTTCACAAGCCGTTTCTGCTTGATGATTTGGCGTTCTACGCGACGCTGCATCTGAGTGGCTTCGTATGCCGTGTATGTCTTTCCGTCAAATGTACAGCCCAGCCCATCATCAATATGAGCAAGCTGTTCTTCCGTGTATGTCGGCTCCATAACATCTTCCACAAATGGGGACCATGTATGCCGACAGTTTGCACCTAAGATACCTTGCACATCGCCAATGCCGCACGATTTTTCAAAGTCCGGGTATTCTTTTTTTGAGGCATTGGGACATTTCTTTGTAAACTCCGCCCAGCGATAAATCTTGCCTTGAAATTTCTTGTGGTTTTCAAAGCCTTTTGGCCCATCAATGTCTCTTGCCCCCGCGTGAGCAGAAACTAAAACAAGGTCAGTTTGCAAAAAGTCCATTGATTGCCGGGAATATTCACGGTTGAGCTGGTTTACCCCCGTCATCACGGCCCTGCGAACGGCTGTATCAATGTTGCTGCGCGCTCCGCTCTCGTAATCGACTACCTTTATCCCGCTATCTGCAAGCTGTCTAACGGCACTTGATATGGCCTGATTGTAGTTTATTGCGCCGCTCTCAATCTGCATGGCCGCGTTATCTAACGCCCACTGATACGCTTTGGCGGGCGGGAGCATTGTCTGCCCAGCGTCTACCAGAAAGCCCATAGACGCGGTTAAATTGTGCAGCGTATCAAGTGTCTGTGCCTTAATAGCCGCTATTGTAGCCGCGTCTACCAGCGTTTCCGGCTGCGTAACGTGTGCAAGGTCAATGACCTCTGTATAATACTTCTGGTTACGCTCCACCACATCATCAAGCAGCTTATTTAGCTTTTGTTTGCTAATTCCCGTGGTTTTGCTAATAGCCTTTGTTATTTCTGTTAGGTCAATGCCATGCGACCGCAGCGCCCGGATGTCCTGCGCCGTGACTTCGTTCAGCTCATCCCGCAATTTGAGCCGGGAACATATCTCCGTCAGTAAGTTATCTTCAAGGCTGCGATACAGTTCGGCCAATTCTTCAGGGAGAGCGTCCAACAAAGCTGGCTGAAACGGATATTTTATTCTTTTACCCATGACCCGTTTCTAAATTTATATCCGCGCTTTTTCAGCTCATCTTTTACTTGGTAAGTTTGCCCGGAAAATGAGGTGATTTTCTCAAAATTGATATTATGCGGAGAACTATTTACAAAACCGTGGTCAAGCGTATACGTGACATAATTGGTTTTGTTGGTCTTTGCGGTTTTATTGTAGCTGTCCGCCTGTGCATAAACCAGCTCAACAGCACCATTCTCTTTGTCAACCGCTTGCAATACCGTGTCATCATATCTGCCACGCATAAAGCCGCGCCCTTCAATATAGCGCGTTTCCACTTTTAACGGGGCTTCGCTCCCAAAAACAGAGCTTTTTTTGCTGTTTCTTACTGACGTTCCAAGTCCGCTTCCGCCGCGTCCGCCCATTTAGCCTTCCTCCGTTTCACAATATCGTCATAATGTGGTTTTACCCTAATTACGTTCCAGTCGCATTCTTCCGGCACTTTGCCGTAAAATATCACCCATTCCGGCGATAGCCGTTTCATCATTTCTTCGTAGCCGCGCAGAAAAAGGCGCTTGCTTTCCTTGTTTTTCTGTGTGCCTACTGAACTGACAGCCACCACCCCGCCGACAGGCTCACCGTCAAAGCACCAATCGTAACTGCTCTCATCGCTCCATGAGATAGAGGGATATGCCGTCATGCCGTGCATTTGCCAGTATGCCGCCAACCAGTGCTTGCGGTAATGGTTGTATATCTGCATCGCCAGCGGCATATCTGTGTAAGTGGAGAAGTCCGGCGCGCACACCGCCGCAAACTGCGACAGCTTCTTGATGTATTTATCCGGCGTGTTCCAATGGCGGATGAATTGGTAATCATCCACGAAGAAATGGACAATCTTACTCGCTGGATTCTTTTCCGCGTAGTGGTAGTTTACCGGGATAAATTCGCCTTGTGGGTACTCCTTGACCGGCTCAATTTGTGGAATATCGTACCTCCCAACGCCGTGGAATGTGAACTTGTCGAGATTTTCAAAGTTAATCATATAGCCCCCAGCAAACAAAAATGCCGCAAGATACATTCCTGTACCTTACGGCATAGCAAGCGCCCGGAATCAAACCGGAACTTCCTCAAACAAAGTGTGCTGCCATTACACCACTACTTGCTACGCCGATTGTACCATATTTTTTTGACTCGCTCAACCATTTTCTTTTCGGTTGGCGTTAGATTCGCGTATCCCTTTGCACCGTCGTTTTCATTGTGTATATATCCGTGGTGGGTATGCGGGGAAACTTTATCATGCGGCCTGTCAATATCTATTTGTTTTATGCGCTTGTTCTTAGTGTCGTAGTATGTAATTGCTTTGATGTTATCGCTTTTGTTGAGCGTTACATACACGCGACCACTTGTCATTGTCTCCATTGGCGTTTTCTGCGCACCGTCAACCGCCTTGACAAACTTGATATTACTCTCTTTGATAATCGTCTTGAACTCGCTACCGTAAGGCTTGCCCTTTACGCTCATACCGCTGCTTGCGCCGCGTCCACCCATGAATTATCTCTCCATTTACATCCATTGTCCGCCGCGCCTCTTTGCTTTTGCATTTCCTGCCGACGCTTGCCGTTTGTACCTTTCGTACTCTGCTCGTGCGCCTTCCATAGCAGTAACCGCCCGTTCCTGCAAAGAAATTTTCTCGCGCAATGCGGCTTTCATGCCATCAATGGACGCTTGAGACATACCGTAAGACTTTCCCATTTGGTTTGCCTCTCGCAAATCGCGTTTTAGTGCATCGATGTCTTTGCGAGTATCCGCAATCAGACTTCTTCCGGTAACATCTTGGTGGACATACATCTGATAGCCGGTTGTCTCTTTGGTCGCGCCGCTTTCAATAGCAAACGCAGCTTCAAAGCTACGGGCGTTCTCCATTTCGATATTGTATGAGTTTTTGTAATCGGGAGAAGATGCGTTTCGACTCCCAATGCCGCCACCGGTTCCACCTCTGCCGCCCATTACTCCACCTCCTGTTGCTGTTCCGTTACCATGTCCTGCATCTTTGGCAGCGCCGCCTTTGCAGTCTCCTCGTCCTCGTTCATCCATTTGGCTCTAAATTCCCAATCGTTCATAATACCCGCTTGCAAAAGCTGCATATCGCGGGAAAAGTCAGTCGCTTTATCTTCGATGATGCTATCATCAAAATCAATGCTGATTTCTACGTTTTCATCCAGCCCGGCATTCATTGCGGTATTGCCAAGCCGCAGAAGAATCCGGCAAAGCTCTGTTAGCGCCTGCTCTAAAACCGCTTCATGCTTTTTGATGGTACGGAACATGGTGCTGTTTTCGCTGATTACCTGCGTCGCCGTTGCCACGCTTCCACCATCAAAGCGGTAATAGGTTTCGCCAAATCCACACTTGCTGGAAAGGATATTAAGCTGGTCCTGAATGCCGGTGTTGTGCTCCGCTGTCCGCAACGTCATATCAATCGGCGTTATAACAGCTCCGTCCGATACATCTTCCGGCAGCACGTAAAATGCCACATCGCCGGGGTCAAACACAGGTTGTCCGTCAAGATACTTTGCCGCAGACGGTTTTACCATAATGCGCTTTTTGCCGAGCTTAAACTCATTGACATAGCTATCGTATGCAATGTCTACGCCCTGCAATACGTCAATAGCGTTGGCATATACGGAAATGCCAGTTGGCAGCAAGTAATCGTAGTTATTGGCAATATTCAGCCGGTCAATCACAAACTGCCGCTTGTCGCTGCCGGTATGCACAACAGGCGGAATGCGCTCAAAGCCTTTAACATTGGTCAAGGTTTCATCCGCAAGCTGCTCATTGTCATACCGATAAATGCGGTTTTCAATGATGTATTCGCCGCTATCCTCTTTATGGTGAATTTGCAAGTACAAATAATCATGCCCACTCCGCGTCACTACAGACGAAAAAGCGCACTTGCTGATATAACCGTTCTGCCATGCCAGCGGGTAAATGTTTTCAATCGTTACATAGTCCAGCACAATACCGGAGGCGTTTCCGGGGACGATTTCGCCGCTTTCGTTGACTTCTTGCCCCACAACACGGGGGATATACGCCACTGTGCCAAGAGCAGACTTCATTTCCTGCATCTCATTAGCCTTGACTGTAAAATTGTTTTCCGTCAAAACGCGGTCAATAAACGCCTGTTCGTTCTTCCCCTCCAGCGTGATTTGCACTTTCTCGTTCATGAGCAAGTTAGCCCAATCTTCGCATAGCTTTTTCCCCATGCCAAGGGAATAACGCTTGCAGTTGACCATGCTCTCACCATTGCGAACGCGGTAATTGTGAAACCCTTTCACATTTCCCTGATACCAGCTTTTCCACTCCGCTACCTTGCTGTAAAACGCTTCGGGGATTGTAGCATAGCCCAACTGATTTAGTTTCTGAATGATTGCATTGCTCATGCGATAACTCCCATCCGACGGGAAATTCGCTCCAAAGCGTACCTTGTAGCATCAATCAAATGATTATTTGCGTCAGGATAGCCGCTTATGATGTCCCCATCTTTGTTTCGCTCGTATTCGTAATTTACAAATTCGTTATATGCGTTTGGCGTTCGCTTACGGTCAATAACAATTTTCCGCCGCTGCAACCACTTCATCCCGTAGTCAACGGAACCGGGGCCTTTAACGGCCTCTTTTGCTGACAACCCCATTGCGCGGTAATCTGCTGTGCTTTTTGGCTCCGCACTGTCACAAGTGATATATGCGTCCATATAATTGCGACTTTTAATCATACTTCCGCTTGCTTCGTTTGTGAGTTTGTTTTGATATATTTCGTCAATCAAAAAAATCGTTTCGCGTGCGCTGTCATAATGCAGCCGGATAAAAGCAAAGGGGTCAGGATACCAGCCCCAGTCAACACCCTGATAAATGCGGTCAAAATGCGAAATTTCATTGTCAGTGATTTCCCGCAATTCGAGGTTTTCAAACACATTGCCGCCAGTGCCTACCGGAATGCCAAGGTATTCATGCTGATACGCTCGTTCATCTGTCTTTTTGAGGTATTCTGCTTCATCGAGGAACTGCTGCCCCAGCCATTCAGGAGGAGCTTGCAGATACGTTGACTTGTGGCACAGACGGTCAGCGCGTTCTTCCAAGCTGTCTTTGTTGGCCCAGTTATCACGGCTTATCGGTGGGTTGTAGCTTTCAAAATTCCAATACTTGTCCCCGCCGCGCATGGTAGACTGCAAGATAGTACGTATCTCCGCCCGCCCCGCAAACTGGTCTTTTTCCTCAAAGTGTGTCACGGCAATATAGCCAAACGGGACTTTGATGGACTTAATCTTCATTGGGTCATCAGCACCCCGAAACATTATTTTTTGCCCGGTAGGCTTGTATATCAGTTCCATGGGGGACACCTTGGCTTCCCAAAACGCAGTCATACCCAATTCGCCAATGGCCCACATATATTGTGCGTACACACTGTCACGGATGGTATTTGCCACCTTACGCAGCACCAGCGCATGAGTTCCGGGATTGCGGATTAACAGCAGCGGCACAATGATTGACACAAACGAGGATTTGAGGGACCCACGCCCCCCGCTCTCATCGTAATGTGTATGACCGTGTTGAAAAACGTCCCGCGCTACGCCATAAAATGCAGGGCCTATCTTTTCTGACAGCCGGATTTCAGACATCAATAACTACCTTTACGGGGTCAGTGCTGATTTTCGTCTCGCTTACTTCACGCCAGCCGAAATTGCAGCCAAGCGAGAATTTCGCGCCGTTGGCACCGTCTCTATCATACAACCTGGATTCGGCGTACTCTTCGCAACGCGCCTTTGCTCGCGTAATCGTGTTACAAAACTCCTCCCGCCCCTGATAATCGATGAGCTGCTTCCGCCCGGTAAACCCAAGCGACAGCGCCAGCCCCGTGACCGTCGGCGGTTTGCCGTTGATGATGATCGGCTGCCCATACTTATCGCACATGGGTAATCCGTCTTCTCCGATGATCGGCTCCCCTTTGCACGCTTCAAAGTAAGCGTCAATGGCTTCCTGCATTGCCTTTACGCTTTTCCATTTTCTTGGCGCTCCGCCAGCCATGCGCTCACTCCCTTTCGTTTTGCTACCAGCCCCCACCCCTTGGCCTTACATAGCAGACTTTACCCGCCCCAAAGGGCATACACATCTTGCGTGTCCGGCTCTCCACGAGCCAAACATGGTACGCAGCCGCACTTTCAGCAGCGGTTTTTCGTTTTGGCGCAGACGGTAGGATTTGAACCCACGAACCCGAAACTCTGCCCGGAGCTGTTCCCGCCCAGCTTCCGTCTGCAAATGTCCCCTCTGGGCCACATCGTTGAGAGGTGCGAGGGGTCCTGTCGCATGGCGGGTGCGACCCGCCGCCCCTGATTAGTGGGGTGCATCAAGCGTGCGGCATATAGTCCCCGGCACTCCGCCGGGGTCAGGAGGAAAGGATGAAAAATGGAGGTGTAGGTTGGTGGCTTCCCCTACATCTCCATTTTCTCATATTTATTTGCACAATCGCAAACCTATATTTACTGTTTTCCTGCTTTAGCAGCCGCTTTTTTCAACTTTCTTCTTTCTAATCGCTTTCTTTCTGCATCATAATGCTTTTGCGCAAAAATGCAGTCTGTGCACTCCGCTTTTTTGCATTCAAGGCAAGCCTTTATTTGCTCGGCTGTATCATAACAATTTATCTCATCCTTTCGTTTTCCCATTTAGATTACTCACCCCTCCGTATCTGACTTTCCTCAGCTCCGGGTAGCGCTCCGTAAATGGAAGCAGCTCCCGCTTTCCGCCAATAATTTGCGCCATCACCCTGTCCATGTGTTCCTGCATCACGTCCGCTGCCGGGTCACCGGAGTTGAGGGCGGGCGTGTACTCCTTTTGGGTCTGCTCCCATGCCTCCGTCAGCCGCATGATGCGCTCATACCCCCAGCCCTCCGTCTGGTGGAGCGTCATTTGCAGGGTGTCGATCATGTACTGCGAGATCATCCGCTGGGTCGCCTCAACCTTTGCCTGTGCGTACTGCTCCGCGTACCGCTGCATCCCTGATGTCTTACCCATCGGTGCCCTCCCTGCGCTCGCCGTGGCTGCAAAAGTCATCTGCGCACATCGTTTCAAATGATTTCATACATTTGCCTTTCGGGCCGTCATCTGCCCCATAAGTATCGGGGTCATCATCCCAGTGTACACAGTCCTCGCACCGCACCACCGGGGCCACGTCGGCAGCGGGCACTTTTTGCAATTTATCAAGCAACCGGCTTACCCGCATCACGGGCGCCATGCACGCCTCGCTTACCCACTCATTCGCAGCTTTCACCGCCGTTTCCCGTTTAATGTATTCAGCCATGGTCAGCCCTCCCATAAAACGCTTCTAAGTCATCCTGTGCCTTGTCCACGAAATCAGGGCAAACTACGCACTCCGGCAAATGGGCATCCGTCATGGGGTCAACCCATCCGAGGCAGTAGATACGGTCTTTCTTGCCGTCGTTCCATTCGTGGGACGGACGCCCTCTCTTGCCAAACGCACACTTAACCGTTGCCATCCTTCATCTCCTCCAATGCTTTCCCCGCCTCTTCGCGGGTGAGAAACACAGTCTTGCCGATTTCATCAACCGGTACGCCGAAAATGGATTTATCAACAAACCCGGCTACAATATCCCATTCAATGAATGTACAAAACAATTCCACGCGAATTGCCTTTACTCGGTATTCGCTTATGGTTTTTCGACTTGTAACCTCATACAACGTATCTCCCGCCTTGCACGGCGGTACCACCAGCCGCCCGTCTCTGTCGGCTTTTACCAACTGGCGGAACCTGTCCAGTGCCTCACTGGCTTTTTGGTTTCCAATTAAATCCTGAAAAAACACAACAAAAGATTGAAACGCTTCTGGCGTCATGCCCGTGTCTAAATACTGACGCAGCAGCGGGCAGTGGGCAGCCAGAACCGCCGTGCAGAACCTGTTGACCGCAACACAGGTCCCGTTATCCTCATGCCTAAAGTGGCAACGCAGGCAATTAACATTTCCCATCACATTCCCTCCCTTTCATACCAAGGCTTAAAGTTGATAATCTGTTCGTAGAGGTGGTTTGCTCTGCCATCGAAACAGATTGTACGGTCATCGACATGAACGATGGAGGGAACTTTTCTCGCTTGAATTTGCACCATCGGGAACCCGTAGTGTTTCAGCCATTCAGCAATCGCCGCCTGTCCTTCAAAGGACTCCGCACGAGAAGAACAGATGACCACACATAAACCATCGCTTATGAGTTGTTCAATGACCTCTTTAATCCCTTCTACGGGAGGGTCGGGGATAACAGCGGCACCCTTCCACCCGCTTCGGTAGGAATGAATTACGCCATCGAAATCAAAAGAAACCGTTGGAATATACATACTTCACACCCCCGCAACATGGCTTGCCAGCATATCGGCTTGGTGCGTCCACAGCACATTCGGATACTGGCGGACGGCTCTGGTGTAATCGTTCCACTCGGACTTATCGGTGAAAGCACCCATGTGATAGCGGATACACATGATTTCTTCATCAGTCAGTGTGTAGAACTGAGAGAGAAGCATGACGGACTTATCGCCGTGGCCTTTCAGAAGGGTGTCGGGGTTGTACTCCCATGCCTGTTCGTCATAGATTGGTGTGCTTCCACCATTAAATTCTTCAATGTGGCCTGTTACCGGGTGGCGGTACTGGTCGATCTTACACAGGTCATGGAACATACCCACGATGAAGGGAGAACGAGCCTTGCGCCAGATCAGGTGATTGGCCTGAGTGAGCGCCAAAAGGTACTCCGTGACCATGCGGGAGTGGTTCAGAAGACCGCCCTCGTAATTGCCGTGGTACTTGGTGGAAGCAGGGGCAGTAAAGAAGCCGTAGGCCATCAGGTACTCCATCATGTCATCGGAAACAACAGAGGTTCCGTCAGGCAGCTTCATGAAGTTCAGAAAATCGGTCACTTCGGACTTGGAGAAGCAGTCAGCCATGATAACCCTCCCCAAAATATTTCTCGCACTCGCTCACAGAGCAATCGCACATATTGAGAGGGTGACTATCGTCCCACTCCCCAAGTTCTGCTTCTTTTACCTCAACATGGCGAGAAAAGGTGTCCAGAGCTTTAGATGTAACTTCTTCGAGAGCGGTCTTTACATCTCGCTTGCTACAATCACCAGCGGGGTCAACGAAATAACCTGTGAATTTGAAAATCTTAGCCATTTTCGTACTCCTTTCTATGATACTCTTTCTGGTTCCCCTCTGCCCATTCTGCGTGCTCACGCAGCGCATTTATAAGGTTTGTATCTCTCATAGTTCCTCCCTTATGTCTCCGCCCCATTGCTCCGCCATGGCTTTGGCGATGCCGGGGAAGGTCTTGCTTCGTTCTTTCGCATGGTTACTCCCTAACCACCATATTCTGGCTCTTTCCTTTTCCGGTAGCGTCATCATATACTCGTACACATTATTTGTTTCTTTCAAGAGCGGGAGATTTTTGAGCCATAAAGCTGTTTTTTTCCGCTCCGGGTGTCCGAATTGCCAAGGGTTGATAATCTGATCGGGTTTACGATAGAGCGAACTCATAACGCAAATTGGGTTCTCAATAGCAATCCGCTCAACATCTGCTTCCGCAAACTTCAGGAAAAATGCTGCCGCTTCGTATTTCCAGCTAAGCGGTTTTACCCCGTTCTTAAACCACCTGGCTCCAGACACTGCCAAGTGTGTGCACGGCGGGTGCGCGATCAGCAAGTCCCACCTGCCCACCTCATGCGTCTGTCCGTCCATTGTGGTCAACCGCCCCCCCTCGATGGCCTTGAGCGCATCGCCTAAGATGTGCCACTCAGGATGCCCGCCGGAGGGTTCCTGAATGTCGCAGGAATACGCCTCATGTCCTAATGCCCGGAACGCCTTGCACACTTCCTGCGATTCCTCGCAGGCTATCAACACTTTCATGTGTCCTCCAATTCCCCGCCGCAGGCGGCATATCCGGCGAGGTCAATCCAGTTATCTGCTTCGCCGTGGCCGGTGGCGATGCGCGCGACCTTAAACAGGCACATCATGGCCCCCACGTCAGCGCCGGTGATGCAGACGTCCGCATCCGTGCTGACGCATTTCTCCCGGATGTACGGCTCCCACAGGGCCGCGATCGTGTTGAAGGACGTCTCCGGGCTACCGTAGTCCTGATCCCGTTCTCCGCACACGCACTGCTTGGCAGCGGCTAAAATCTCTTCACGGGTCATTCCTCCACCTCCGCAAGCCAGAACGCCCTTCGGCACTCCGAGCATGTGTGCCCTGCGCACTCTGGCACCTTTTTCCCGAAAATGTGACAGGGATTGATGTATAGACATTCCGCCTGGTCAACATTCGCCTCCGGAAACATCTTCAAGAACTCGCTCTGGCGTGTTTTGATGGGGTGCTCCGCGGCCCACTGTTCCGCGATAGCAACGGCCTCCTCCGGGTGGTTTTTTTGCCAGGAATTGCAGGATTCCCACTTGCCTCTTCTTTTCCAAAACTCACATTTGATGCATTCAGCGTTGCACATTCTGCCAAGCGTTTTTACAAACTTCACAGCATCCATCATTTTTCCTCCTCAATGGTGACCTCCACGCGGGAGGCTCCAGTTGTCTGATACTTTCGCACCATCAGCAGTGCGATTGCGCTATCGTCGTTGTAGGCGTGGCCGTTCAACGCGTCCAGAATGGCCTTCGCCACGTTGTCAGCGTCAGGGCGCTTGGTGTGGGGCGTGCCGTCCATCGCAGCGGCCTTCTTCTTCGATGTGCTTCTCGGCACCGTAAAAAACGCCGTGACGGTGGCCCTGAGCGGGATGCCGGCCGCAAAGCCTTTTCCGCTCTGGCACTGCCAGCACTGGACTACCTTGTCCTCATAGTCCCGGGTCTTTTGCGGGGTATGCGCGTGGCCGTCCTTCGTAAACCGTGGACGGCCCTTGCCCACCGGAATACCGGGGACTGTGAATGTAACCTTCATCGCTTTTCTTCCTTTCCGTCAATAATGACGCTGACCACGCGGACGCGGCCCAGCGGCTCCAGCAGCATGGCAGCGGTCTCTTTCGTCACAAATACGTCTAAATCTTCGTGGATGTCGATGACAATCCGGGTCATAGCGTGGCCTCCTTGATGAACTTCGGGCAGGCGGTGATACGGTAGGTATCAATGACCTTGAAGCCGGTCTCACCGTAATTCTGAATGCGGCGGGAGGGGGAAGCAGACCATCCGGGAACGGGCCGGAAGCTGCGGGACCACTCACAGCCGCCGCAGGCGTTGGCACAGTCCCAGCAGAGCTGGTCCGGGGCGGTGCGGTAACAGCTCTCCAACGTAAACGTAGCGGCCATTACACACCTCCCGCGTCCGCAAGGGCGGACCACTGTGCATAAGTAAGGCCTTGCCGCTTTGCTTCGGAGGGGGTGGGGATACCGGCCTCATGCCAGCGCTCACGCTGTTCGCCTGCCTTGGCGTAGAATTTTTCCAGATAGGCGTCGGACGGCTCCGGCATGGGGGCCTTCTCCGCTTTTGGTTTTTCCAGTTTTGGGAGGAAGGGAACCAACTCATACACATCCGGGTAAAACCGGTTCTCCCGCGCCCGGACAATGACCGCTTGTTTCACGTCCTCGTAGTCCCATGGGGCCAAAACCAACGTCCATGCCTCTAAGTCTGCGGGTGTGCGGGGCTGCTGCCTTGCGTTGGGGTAGATCGTCGCGATCAGGTTAAACAACCGCTGGGTGTCCTGCTTCTCCATGTTCTTCTCCTGCAAGACTTCCGTAGAAGTCTCTAATAGCTTCTTAATAGCTTCTTTTAGCTGCTGCAGCAGCAGCTAAGAGAGATAAATATATAATCTTTTCTTCTTAGGGGGGTGTGGGGGGGCGTTCTTCTTTTCTCTGCGGCTGCTGTGTGCGTCGGTGATCGTGCTGCGGCTTGCTTGCATCCGCCCGTCATCACTCTATGATACACACGGCAACGTTGTTAAAAGGGAGGCTCCCCGTCATCCTCAACCTCGCTGAAGCCGCCTTGCGGTTCGCTTTGCGTCGGGGCTACGTCCTGTGGTTTAGCATCGCCGAAGTATACGCTGCTTGCCACAATCTCAGCGGTGCGGCGTTTATTCCCGTCATTGTCCGTCCAGTCGCGGAGCTGCAAGCGGCCCTCCACCACAATCATGCGGCCTTTTGTGAAATACTTTGCCAGCAGTTCACCGGTTCCTTTCCATGCCACCACGGAGATAAAATCCGTTTCCCGGCTGCCATCCTGATTTTTAAAATCGCGGTCAACAGCCACCGTTGCAGACGCAACCGCTGTTCCGCTTTGTGTCCGGCGCAGCTCCGGGTCCTTTGTGAGCCGCCCCTGAATGATAATTCTGTTAAGCATTAAATATCCCCTTTCCGATAAACCATGTTCTCCCGGCTCCAATCCGGGTAGAAACCCTTAATATAAGCGATGATGCGTACCTCGTATGCGTCTCGGTTACGCCCCTCGTCAAACTCTCTGTGGCAGTGTGGGCAAAGCGTTACTATGTTTTGCTCAATCCCCTTTCCGCCCTGAGAGCGCCGTACAATGTGGGCGGTAGGCAGTCCGGGTGCGTGGCAAATAACGCACAAGCCGCCATCGCGCCGGGTCACGCCATCCTTTACCCTTTGCGGGATGGACGTGGCCTTTGTCATTTTGTGCATCCCCATTCCTCCATCATCCCCGCTAGCTTCTCCGGAGGCAGGGTCTCGATGCCTTGCTCCTGACAGTCCTGCACCGCCATGTCGATCAGGTGGGACATTTGCCGGGTATTGTAGGTGCTGGAACCGTAGTACAAAATCACGTTGGTGCAGTTGGGGATCTTGCTGGGCATGGTATCCGTCTGCCAGCCCAGCCCATTGTGCTCCCAGCCTCTCCGCAGCTTGTCTACGACGGCATCAATCACACAGACCATCTCATGGTTCCCACCGATCTCCCGGATGTAACTCCGATAGATGTCCGTCTTGGGGATTCGGGTCTTTTCCGCCAGCCGGTCAACTAAAACCCAGAAATACGCATTGGCATCTAGGCTCCGCTTCTCCCGGTGTTCCTTGATCTCGACGTCGTAGTCCTTCCCGGATTTCAGTCCGTCCAGTATCCGCCGTGCTTTCCCTGTCTGGATGCACAGCCAGTCCCCGGCATCATCCATCGTCCAGCGGAACGCCGACGCCTTAAGCCGCTCCATAAAGTTCCTCCATCCTCGGCCAATGTCCTGTTTTCAGACATTTCGCCAAATACCGCAGCCGTGGCAAGTATGCGTCTCGTATCCATTGAGCATCATATCGGACTTCGTGGTGTGATAAGCGTCTGCTGTTTACTGGTAAAAAGTAGTTCTGCATTTCGGCATCCGTCAGTTGATATGCCACGATGTAACACGTTTTTCGCTTTCTCCAGAATCCATAGCCACTGGCAAACATTTCTACTTGGCATTGCATCCAATATGCCTTGCTGACTTTAAACCCCGGCTTGCTGTGTGTCTTGACCTCTATAATCGTCCTCGGGAATTCACCGTCATAGTTCACCCGCAGGCGCAGCCGCCGAATACGTACCTGCCTATCCATCTTCTGGACGCCGATGCGCTCCAAAATCCGATGCTCATAGGCTGTCCCCGCCTGCATAGCGGGGGTGTGGAAGCGGTTCTCCCGCAAGCCTAGCTTTTCCAGCCACCACTTCCGGAAGGTCTCTGTCTCCCAGTTCCCCATAATGGTTGAGGTGTCCGACGCTCCAAACCAGCCGCTCCGGTCATGGTTGTGGATCATAACTGGTTCACTGCCTTTTCAAATTTATCAATCGTGGAGAAATAGCCCATCAACTTATTCAGCTCTCTATCCCCGATTCCGATACCACGCAGCAGATCGCTGTGGTCAAGCCCGTTTTGCTCCTTCACGGTAATCAGCCGTTCGATCCGCTCTTTGATCGCCCAAATATTGTGACGGCTCAAATCGTCCTCGCCATCGTCAGCGTCCGATTCTGCCCACAGGTCAAATCCTAATCCGGTGCGGATGGCAACGCCCTTGACAAACGCCCGCGCCAGCGCGTTGTTGATCCGCAGCTGATTCAGTGTGTCGGAATAAACCACCAGCGAGCCATTCAGCAGCGGGGTGTCATACGTAAATTCCAGATCATCAATGTGGATCAGCACCCGCACGAACCAGCATTCCGTGTCCCGCCCCTTGTTGGTGGAAACTTTCGCCTGGGGCCAGAGATATGTATGCGTGGTAGGGCATTCCACGGGGGCATACCACACATCATTTGCCCCGTTTTCATGCAGCAGCTTCACGCATTTCCCCCAGCTTAAATATGGAACTTTAATCGTCTTCCCGTTTTCGTCCTTGGCATCTCGCATATCACATTGGGGCCGAACATCAATTTTAATTAACTCATTAAATGGTTTTATTGCCATTTTCTTTCCTCCTATATCTCGCAAACCGTACGGTCTCCCCGTAGCGGTTCTTCTGTGTGACCGTCTCCACGTCCAGCGCCACGCCGTCCCTCCGCAGGTCAGAGACCCGCGCCGTGAAATTGGCGATCCCGCACTCGCTCATGGCCTCGGCCCGTGTGATGCTGCCGTATTCATCCAGATACTTTAAAATCCGTTCGCATTGCGTCATATCAACCCTCCGGGATGTCGATAACAGCAATCCCAATTGCCCTTGCTACAGCTTCTGGATCGCTGTCTACTTCATCTTTCATCCATTCCTTGAAGCATTCCGGGCAATAACACTCACCGTTTACCAGAAATCCCGGAGCTACATCGTCATACAAGGCAGGGTCCATAACGGTTGAACAATGAGCGCATGTCGGAAAGACCTTGCATCTCATTTCCACGCATCCCCTCTCTGCCATGCTTTTGTAGCATCGTTCTGTCTGGTATACCCAGCAGTTTTAGCCCCGCAGAACGCACAGCGAACGTAATGCTTAAACGGTACATTTGTGGATTGCACCCGCTCCCCGCTGTCTGTTCCGCAAGCAGGGCACGGCGATAATGCCAACCGTTCCTTTCGATTTCTCGCATTCATCGCACACTCACCACCATGCAAGACAGGGCAATCAGAAGCAACAGCAGAAAGCAGATTGCGCCAATCCGCGCCGAAGCGTCCGCCTTTCTCTGCTCCCACGTCCGCTTATCATGCTTCATGCCCCGGCCTCCTCTCGATAGCATCCACGATTTTAAAGGGCAGTGTGCAAGCATAGCCAACACCCAAAAGCATAAAAAACAGCTCCCAGCTCATTTCTTTGCCTCCTCCTTTTCTACCCCCAGAAATTTCAGGCCGTTAGCCTCTGCATAAACCTGCCCGAACGCGGTCATGATTTTAACCGGGTCAGGCGGTGTCACCCAAATGATTTTATAAACAGGCTTTTTTTTCATTGCCTTTTCCTTTCCCTTGTGCTATACTTAGCACAAGAACGCTGTCTTTTGTTCTTAACCTTGCCCCGTTCGGTGCTCCTACACCGGGCGGGGCGCTTTTTTATCCCGCATTCTGCCCCACCATGGGAACCGTTCGCATTCGTGCCAAACAATCCTTGACTTGCTGATACTCCATGCCGACATCAAGCAACACCGCAATATGGTTTTCCATGCTTGACACCGCCGCGATTTCGTCAGCGCTCATGTAATCGCTGGCAACCGCCGCTCTGTCGGCTCCGCGTTCCTCTCGTAACTGCCGGGCCGACTTGCCAAGTGCCGTGCGGTAAGCCAAATCCGTGTACTGGTTGTACTTGAATTTTTTGTGCGGGCTGTCCGGCAGGGCTTTGATAGCATCCGTCATCCCCAACCGAATAGGCTTGCGTTCTGCCTTGACCGTCTTAATGTTCAGCAGCTCTTTCCGCATGGCGAAAAACTGACGAACCAGCTCTTTCTTGAACTCAATGACCACTGGCGTATTCCGGAGAAACGTAAGCAAAAGTGTTGCCTGCTGCTCATTCAGGTGGTAAACCTTGACCATTTGTTGGCCGCCTCGTGTCTGCAAGGTTCGGATTTCAAATCCGACCCTTCCAAATTCCCGAAGGTCTTTTTCATGGCGCTGGATTAACTTCTGCACTGTGTCCCGCTTTACGTCCGCACATTCCGCAATCACTTCCGATGTGGTAAACGGTTCTTCAGTGTTGGGGGCAAGATAAACAAGCTCGTTCATTTACCCTCCTTGACCGCTCTTGCGGCTTGTATCGCTTCCGATGCCGCTCTAATGTCCGCCTCGGTCACGCCGTAGAGCTTGGCCAGCGGCTTAATGTACTTGTTCGTAATGCCATTGACGCCGCGTTCCCATTGGCTTACCGCTGAAGCGTAGACTTTCAGCTTCTTTGCAACGTCAACCAGACGAAGCCCTTTTTTCTCGCGAAGCTCCCGCAGTTCCAATCATTCATCCCTCCTTAAAAAGTTCAGAACTTTAATATTGACAAATTCCGACCACACCGCTATTATGTAAGTGTCAGCCAACAAAATATCGGTTATAAACCCGCAAAACGGATAAATACGATGGGGGTCTGGTTTTTTGTT